CCGTCAGCATTGGCGTCCCGTCGTCGTTCAGCACGCAGTCAGACAGCAGGACCGCCACCGCGCGCAAGCGATCCCCCGACTTCAGTAGGGTGCCGTACTCCGCGAAGGCCAGTGACCCGGCTTCGCGGATGGAATACTGAGTGCCTTCGATGGACACGGCGCCTACCCGCCGCTCACTCAGTACCAGCAACTTGTCCCGCTTACTTAACCCTGTTCCCATACCACCGGACCACTGATCTTCAGGGTGAACGTCAGTGACGATTTGTCACCTACAGGAAGGCCCGTACTCCAGCCGCGCACGGTCGCGCCGAACTCGAAATATTCGGCCGGGCTGGAATTCTTCACCAGGATGCGGAAGCGGCGGACGGTGTTCGCCAAGTAATCCTGATACAGCTGGTGGCTTTGCGCGTCGCCGGGAATGAAGTTCAGCTGCAGCGGGATTTCCGTACCGTCCTGCAGGCCATTGCGGTAGGTGCGGGCCTCGTCGCAGTACGTCGTCACGTCAATCAAAGGCTTTTCTTCACCCACCGCGCCAAAGTCATTGGCGGCGCAAAGGTCCGTGAAGACTTCCGGTGATTCTCCGTCACCAACTTGCACGACGAAATCGTTACCAATCAGGGTATCTTCTGAAGCCATTTCATTTACTCCACATGCCAAACATTCCAGGACTGCGTAACGCGGAAAAGGCCCGGTTCAATGTCCAGGCCTTCGAACTCGTCAGACAGCATTATAGCGTGAACATTTGCCACGCCACCCAGCAACCCGCTGAAGTCAATCAAACTGGTGCGCACAGCCTTGGCTAAATCCCGCGCCTCGCGGTAAGTCACCGCGTAGCAGTCCAGGGCCAGGGTATGCCGGCCGTGCGGATCCGTGCCGCAATACCCCGTCTGTCGACGGACCGCCGTGAACGTATAGGCAATGGCGGGCATGCGGTTGGGTTGGTTCGGGATTCGCTGGGGTATGACGCCGGGATAGATCCGCGCCGCCACGAACGCAGACACGGCGGTATCGGCGGACAGGTGGGCGAATAGGCCTCTAGCCAGCATTGCGCTTCGCCGCGATTTTCAGGATGCGCTTTTTCAGGGTTTCCCCCACCAGCCTTAGCGACTCGCTTTGCGACGACTCGAAAGCCGGCACCAGCCAGGGCTGACGGGGAATGTGGGCTGTCCCTAATTCAAAGAACTGCACCGCGTAGAACGCTTCACGCCGGACGCCAAGGCGGGCTGTGGCCGATTGCTTGTCTTTGCTCAGGGTCGTTTCCACCCGAAGACTGCGGGACGCGAACCCAGCCGACACCAGCCGACCTTTATAGGTTCGGTGCAAGTCAGCCTCACCCGGCGATATGGCCGCAATGTTCTGCCGGGCCACCGCTTTAACGCGGTTCATCGGGGTTGTCACTGACGCGCGCAGGGCTTGGGCTTGCTCCTTCGGGCTACCCAATTCCCGAAGCTGCGCCACCAAGGCCGCCACGCCTGTCAGTTCGCTCGCCATTATTTCTTCCGGTCAGGCTCCGGCGTCCGCTTGCGCTTCGGGCCGCGCTGCGCGCCGTCCTGCGCAGGTTCGGGCGCTGGCGCCTGCGACGTCACTCGCTCCAATTCATCCACGAACAGCGCGGTATCTTTCGCGGCGTCCGACTCCATGAAGTTGGTTTGCGCGCGACTCAGGAACATGCGCAGATTCGCAAAGCGTTGCTGTAGTGTCAGGGTCATTTTTCTACTGCCTTTTTTGTGAGTGATTCCGCCAGTTCATCGAATCTTTCGGCTTCGTCGGCTGCTTTTTCCAGTGCTTCAGTTTTCCGCCTCTCCAGGTCAGCCACCGTATCAGCAACGGTAGCGCCCCACAGCACGAAAATTTCCGGGGTGCCGTATTCGGCTTCCGCGCCCGTGACAATATCAACCTGAAAGTAGCGTGTCACTTCGGCAACTTCCGCCGTCAGCCCGGCGCAGGTCACGGGCTGACTTAGCTTTTCCAGTCCGTGCCGGCTGATTGTTTTCATGACCATGTCAAATCCTAGTTAATAAGGTTAGCCGCTTTTAGCTCTTCAACTAGAGTCTCAAGTAATTGAAGGGCTTGGGCCGCCGTCGTCGTAGCGGTGAAATTTCTCAGCGTTGCATGCGCTCCGGTCGTCCAGGCCGCCTCGCCCGTGTTGATCTGCACGGCCTTGGCATTAGAGTGGATGGTAACGAAAGCATTACCCGTCCCGCCCACGTAAATGTCGCCGTTGACAGGGGTGCCCGGTGCGCCAGTCGTCCCCTTCAGTCGAAGGCCAGCGGCGCCAATCTTCAGGGAATTCGATTGCGCGTTAGTGCCGGGGCCGAACTGCGCCGCGTTTGACGCCGAAGCGGTAATGGCCGCCGTGTCCGCGTCACCTATCGCCAAGGAACCATGACCGGAAGCGGTGATATCAAACCCCGCATCCACGATGCCCAAAGCAACCGCGCCATCTTGCGAAGCGATGATATCCCCATCAGCCGCATAGCCACGGGCCATCGCGCCCAGGCCACTGGCTGAAATAAGGCAGTTTTCTAGCGAATAGCCTTGGGCGAAAGCGCCATCTGCGCCAGCTTTTAGCTGGCCGTCAATGGTCGCGCCTTGGGCAAAGCAACCACCCACGAAACCCGCGCCGTCACCGACTGAAATAGCCCCAGGCCCGGCGCCCGACGACACCGCGAAGCCCTGAACGAAACTGCCATACGCATCGACCGACTGCAGAAGGCCGCCGGAAACACGCCCGTGAAGGAACACGCCTTCATCATTCGCCCCCGTGGACAGGGTGCCAGCGCCGTCAATAACCGCGCTCGCAAAATTGCCGACGCCAGCCAGCGTGAGCGTGGCATTGGCCCCGGATGAAAACCCCAGGTTTCCAAAGAACGTGTGACTAGATCCGCTCAGGGTCGCGGCGGCGGTCTGTCCCGATCCGGCGTTAATGCTGCCGACGAAGGTTTGAACTGAATTCAGGGACGCCGACGTTACCGATAGATTCTTGGTTCCCGTACCAGTACCGAAGCGCGCCGACAGCAGATAAGTCCCGGTGTTTGTCAGGGTAGAAGGCGTGCCAACCACGGCATTAAGGCGCTGCCCGAAGAAGTCGGTATAGCGCAGGGACGTGGTCCCGACCGCATAGGTGTTCGTCGCGGATGGCGTCAGGGCTTGCGTCTGCTGTGTGCCGGTAAAGGCCCGCGTGCCCGCCACCAGAATATATTGCGTGTGGTCGTCGTCACTAAGCCCGGCGATAGACCCATGGTCTATGGACGCTTGATGCTGGGTCACATTGCCCACAGCAATACGGGCATTGGCAAACGTGCCGGTCGTGATATCCGCCGTGTCATGGACGTGCGCCGAAGGCGCGAAGGTCAACGGCACGCCGGTCAGCTGACCCCAGGCAATCGCCAGGGCGGCTTGATGCTGGGTCACGCTGCCGGCGGATATGCGCGCATTGGCAAAAGTGCCGCTGATTACATCGGCCGTGTCGTGCGTATGGGCCGAAGGTGTAAACGTGGACGGCACGCCCGTCAGCTGCGCCCAACCGATGGACAGCGCGGCCTGATGCTGGGTGACGTTGCCGGCAGATACCCGCGCGTTGTCGAAAGTGCCGGACGTGATATCCGCTGCCGCGTGAACGTGGGCGCTTGGGGTGAACGTGGACGGGACGTTGTCCAGCTGCGCCCAATCTATCGCCAGGACGCCTTCCCATTGGGCAACGCTCGTCACGGAAATGCGCGCGTCCGCAAACGTTCCAGACGTGACGTCAGCCGCCGCGTGGACGTGCGCAGCCGGCGTGAAGGTCGACGGCACACCAGTCAGCTGCGCCCACCCGATGGACAAGGCGGCTTGATGCTGGGTCACATTGCCGGCAGCTATGCGCGCGTCGGCAAAAGTCCCGGTCGTGACGTCGGCCGTGTCATGCACATGGGCCGAAGGCGGGAACGTGGCGGGCTTGCCGGTAATGTCGTCCCAGGCTGTGGAAAAGGCCGGTATCCCGGTCAGCTGGGACCATGCGATGGACAGGGCAGCCTGATGCTGGGTGACGCTCGCCGCCGAAATGCGCTCAATCGCGAAGGTCCCGGAAACCACGTCCGCCGCCGCGTGCGTGTGCGCTTCCGGCGGGAACTCCGTGGGGACGTTGGTTAGCTGGCTCCAGTCAACGGTAATGCCGGATTCTGGCGGGGCCGGGCCGCCGGTCAGTGCATCGCCACCGGACCGCCAGCCTTCGGCGTGCCGATTCGTACACAGCAGTTCCAGGGACGTGCGACCCGTTTTCTTATCGGGGATGACCGCCAGGACGTCATAGAAATCGAAGACAGCCGGCGAAGCGTGTTCCACCAGATGGCGGACGCGCCACGTTTCATTGATCCCGCGCCGGTAAGCGATGGTGATGCGGGTCGAAACGTCGGCGTTGATTTGCTTGGCGGCCCAATACTCGCGACCGCTCAACGTTTCAATAGCGGCGGGGACCGTCGCTACCGGTTCATAGCCAATCCCGACGCTGCCGGAATCGTCCTGAACCTCTACGCGCCGCTCTAGAGTGACCCTAAACCTTCGCTTTTGAACGGCCACGTTCTAGCCTTTCGAGTCGTTCACGAAGTTGCTTAGGCAGTAGCTTGCGGATGCGCCGGCATTTCGGGCAGGGCTTCCACATCAGTAGATTCCCAGGCCCACCCGGTAAGGCCACAGCAAATCGCGGGCGCGGGCTATCAGCAATTCCATGGTTTGCGGGTCGCGGTCGAACTCCGCTTCCACATGCAGAAGAATGGCGCTCTTCACCGCTTCCGGGTAGTCGGCGCCGGGAGAATCCACCGGGCTGTCCGAGACAAAATCTAAATCCCGGTTCAGGAAGTTCGCGGCCCAGGATTCCGCCGCCCCAATCAGGCGCAGCAGTCGCGCGTCATGCAAGTCGTTTTCATGCTCTATGCTGACTTGGTCTTTCGCTTCCTCTAGGGTGACTTGACTCACTGGTAATGCTCCCTAACCCAAGCGTGCCGCGCCCTAGTCGCCGGGTCCCACGGATCCACCCGGCCATGAAAAGCCACAATCCGCGCGTTCGCCGGCAGCTGGCCGGACGGCAGAATATGGTTGCGGTAAGAATACACCCCATCAGC